AAGGAGTGATGATTGGAAGTTTTACAGTTGATTTTGGAAGAGTCAACAATTTATACTTCATAGTGTAGTTTTCATCAGTTAGGGCTTCCAATACAGGCATATTCTCAATGATTGCTCCGTAGTAATCAGAACCCAATGAGTGAGCCGGATTCCAAAGATTATAGTCTACCTCATCATCCGCAAGTGCGAATTGGGTAATTTGAAACTTATCACGACCTTGTGCAAGAAGTTCTCTACCCTTCTTGGTTAAAATCGCATCAACAGTTACCGATGAATTATCTAAATATCCCATAGTGTTTTCCTTATTTTATGTATATAAATATCACTTTTTTATGAAATTAAATTCAACCATTTTGTGGTTGTATAAAGTTTGTTTGAATTGTCACATTTGAATCTAATTGTTCTTCCGTAGAAACAGCATCTCTATACAAAGGTTTTGATGGAGCAACGTAAATTAGTGGAGCATTTAATACATACTCTTGAGTATCAAAATCATTTCTTTTTTGAGTTGATGTTTCGGTTGTTAATGCTTCATAATTTTGTAATGATACGAGTTCGGTTGGAACCATAGTTTGAATTGGTTCAGCAGACCCAATTTGTAAATCACCATCTAATGCGGTTTTGGTTGATAGAACTAATGTATTTGAATCAACCACATTTACTTCAATTACAGGACCACCATCCGGCGTATCCGTTGAATCCGTGGTCAAAGAATCTGAAGAAATTCTACATCCGTTAAAATATAGATTTTCAATTGACAATCCACGATACTCTTGAACATCCGCAGGAGAAAGTGATGATGAGAACGCCTCATTTCTACTTGCAGAACCAGCCGTTGAAAAGAATCTATTAACGATGAATGCTTGACTTGTTGTTCTAGCATTTACGGCTTGACTTGCCGTTGGTGAGTATTCCCAATACCCATTTGTTCTATTAACATAGGTGGTTGATGTATTACAAGTTTCTTGTAAACTTGATGAACTAAAATAGTCCCAACCTTCGGCGTTCAAGTCGTTTGTTGAAGCTAACGTAAATGTAAGTTGGGAGCCCGGTGTAACGACAAGAATATATCCACTTGTAAATTGAATACTTGCTGTATTATTATTAATAGCGATTAAACTAACACTTGCGCTAATTGATGGCCCACCCGGACCATTAAACGCAGCATCTAAATTTTCTTCAAAAACCCAAACAACACTTGATGTTATATGTTCAAACGATGAAGCGTTTGTATTAATATTATCCAATGATGATGAAAATCCATCATTACCATTTACTAATGGTGTGCTAAAAGCACTAGCACTTACAATATTTGAAACCGCTCCAAAAGAACAAGAAATGCTTGAAGATAGAACCGCTAAATTGTATTGATATGTAGATGGTTCGTAATTGTATAAATCAATAGCACCATCATTTACAATACCAGACCCACTACTAAATCCATAGTCGTTTCTACTTCCGGTTATGTTTGCTTCAACATAAACAGGTATAGTTCCAACATACTGATGATAGTCTCGTGTAATACCACGATTTCTTTTATATTTGTTTCTTTCAAGAATATGCGGTTCAATTAAGATACCACTCATATAATTTACACGAGCGGGAAGAACTTGTTTGATTTGACTAAAAATAGATGAGTCATATCTAGCCAACAAACTCAAGATAAGATTTAGTGCGGTCTTTGTTGTGTATTTTGCAAAGTAGTTTTGTGAACGATACTTTAACAATGGATATGATTCATTGTATCTTTCATCAGTATCACCAACCCAATCATCAATCTCAAAATAACCTTCGGAGTTATAGATGTCGTAGTTTACAGTGTCGGTAGTTGAAAAGTAAACACCAACCAAGTTTGAATCAAGCGGAGCATAATCATACTGACTTCTTTCTTGGGATTTGTCAGGCGATAATACTCCGGCCAAACTTGATGATTCAATACGAATTTTATTATTGTTTACATTTAATGCACCTGCTGATGGAATCTTTGAATAGTATGTATCTAATTCACCCTCAAGGTCACCCGATGATACACTTCCACCAAATGATGAGGTTAATGGATATCCGTTTACAGTTTGTGTAATTTCTTGGTTTGGGTGTAACGAAGCACTATTCCAATTAGACCCACCATATCTACTATCAAAGAATTGTCTATACAATAAAGTCACTAATGAACCTGTCGTATCAAGGTCAGTTGTGTTATCATCAATAAAGTAAGCATCACGATTTTTTGCGTGGTCTTCAACAATTTCTTGACTGATGGTGTTGTAGTAGTATCTTAATTCTTGTAAATTAAATGATGTGTAGTTGTTATCGGTTGGAGAACCCACATTCAATACGCCAGTACCCAACCAAACATTTTCAACATCATTTGATGTAGAGTCTGAAGCACTAACACTTCCAAGAATACCACCGAAGTTGTCAGGCATAGCAGCTCTAAAAGACATTGCAGTCCCATCGTTATTGAACACCATAACAACATCTCTACTACCATTCCAAGTAAAGTTATTGGTTGTTAGTTGGGTTCCACCACTAGTCAAAACTTTAAAGTTTGCAGTCGTTGCGTTAACTCCATTGAACTGAACACTCAATCGTTCGCCAGAAACTACGATATCAAAAATAGTATATGCGCCAGTAACACCACCATCATCGGAACCAATACTTGCGGGTAATTTTGCAATGACTTCAATAGCTCTTGGAACCAATGGTATATAGCTACCTTCAGGGTCAATAGCATCCCAAGGGTTTACAATATATTTTCCAGCTTGAGCATCAATATTTACTTTGTATACAAATCTTTCGTGTTCGTATTGGTTTGGGGAATCCACGATTACAGGACCACCATATTCACGGATTTGTAGGAACGCTTGTGGAATACCATATGTGGCAAGAAGGGCTTTAATTGACCTTGGAGTTCCTTTTGTTTTGTAAATGTATGGTAAGTTATTTACAATCCGTCTCCAAGTTTCTTTTACAATCTTTTCTCGTGACTTGGTTTTTAATTGACCTGTTTGTGATAGTGAACCTGTTTGGTCTGTTCCAAGAACATAAGTCCATAAGTCCGAATCACCATACCCATTTGATAAAGACCATCCCATTGATTTTGCAACATTGAACAATAGTTCATCAGACATACCATCCCAAGGGTGTTCTTCTCTTCTATTGATATCCGTTAAAGCTTTTACATAAGTCCACGAAATATCAAAATGTTGACCAATCATATCAATAAATGTAATATAATCAGAATTTATTTCATCCTCTTGTAGATGAATTGGAATCATATTACGAAGTCTTGCTTGGTTTTGAGAATCATACAAAGACGCAGATGCGTAAACCCCATTATACCAAGTTTCACCTTGTGATGATGTTGTGTGATACAAAACATAAGGGAAGGTGGACACTTTTGGATATGGTGTAATTGTATAATCCGAAGATGACCAATGTGTGTAAATGGAAGATGTATCTTGATAGTACATCCAATGTTCAAATCCATCAAACGAACCTATGATTTTATCTCTACGAGTGATTGATTGTGAAATATTAGTTAATGCGGTTGAACCACTAACATTTTGTAGTAAATCAATACGAGAATTGTATGCTTCAATTTGTTGAAGTTTGTATACAAAATTATCAACTCGTTCAGTTGCTGATGAAAAGTGAATGTAATTTTGGAAATCGTTATATTGAATATTTAACTTTATTTTTCCAAGGGAACCGCTAAAATAGTAATCAATAATTTGTTGAGATGTAGACAAATTTGCGTCTAACAAATCATTCCAAGTTTTCCAATCAGTTCCATCTGATTTTCCGTAAGATTCCATTTCAACCGCAAAGTTTGGAGTTGAAAAGTCATCTTTGTCTTGTGATTTGATTGCTGGAAATGCTATTACTTTATCCACCCACGTTGGTAAGATTCTAGCATCAATAGTTAAAGCGTCACCCACCTCAACTGACGCTTCAAGGGGTTTTAATAACTTAATAATACACTCATCAAATTGTGATGGTAAATTATTATACCACTTATAATTTAAATTTAATTTAGTAACATCAACTTGATATCTCTTATCTTGTAAATTAGTGTCTGAAAAAAACTCTGAAATTTCAGAGGGAACATCACTTGGAATATCAGGAAATATAAATGTATTTTGACCAGGATTCCACTTTAAAGTTCCGTTTGTATTTTGTTGTAATTCATATTTTCTAAACCTACCCGTTGGAGTTCCAAGTTGAGGTGTAGTTTGATTGATTGCTGGATTATAAACTTCTATAAAAGTTCTCCAAATACCAACTCCACCAGCAATAACATCATCTAATGGAACAAACACAGTTGGAGTTGAGTTAAAAACAGCCGTTGGATAATTTAGAGTTCCATTAACCTCACCAATACGAGGACCATCTAATAATAAATTAGTTACATCGTATATTTGATTTTGACTAAAGTTGATAACAAAATCTTTTTTTCGTAAATAAGCATCAAATGAATTTGAGCCAATTATCTGACTCATTACATTTAGTGGTTGAAATACGTTTGGAATATTTGTTTTTGATACTAAACGAACTTCGGTCCTATCTGCTGAAATTGCATCAATTTTTAAATTAGAAACAATATTGTGATGAAAGTTATATAATACCGAATAATTTCCTTCGTTAATGCCCGTTTGTCTTAAATCTAATTCCGGAACAACATATGCTGTTGGTTTACCATTTGTAAGTACCGAACGGATTGGTTGACCATATTGAGATTGAAGAAGATTATCTTCAGCATAAATGTGAATTTCAGACGCATTGGTTAAAGTTATACCAGAGTATGTACCATCTACATCATTTTGTGTAATTTGGTCATTAAATTTCTGAATACGGGGCTCCTCATCAGCAAACATAGTTTTACCGAAAACAGGACTTGCTCCTACAACTTCATCTTTATTTTCAAATCTATCTAATGACATTTAATACCTTTAAGCTTGGTCCCAAAACTGACCATTCCACACATAATCTAAAGTAAAAGAACCGTTGGGGTTGAAGAAAGGTCTAATCTGACCAAGGAAGTTGCCAGGAACACCAAATGGAAAAAGTGGGTCGGTGGTGGATGAACCACCTTGACCGCCCGAACCGCCCTGATTGCCTGAACCGCCCTGGTTGCCTGAACCACCTTGACCACCTGAACCACCCGAAGCTCTCTCGTCCCGTGAAGTAATAATTTCATTTAATACTATTTGAGTGTCTATTAAAGTATCTGATGTAACCAATTCCAAAGTAACATTCGTATTTATTTCTTCATTAAATGAAGCAGCACTATATTTTTCTATGATAGTTCCCTCTTCACCAACTCCTTGCAATAGAAACTTACCATATTCTGGCGTAGCGACAGTTGGGTCGTTAATTGCAGCAATTTCATATGATACAATTTGACCTCTACCATTTCTTTTTATTTGTCTTTCCGCCATATTATCTTACCACTTTGAAGTAAAAATTATCATCATAGTATTTTGTAGTTCCATTTGTAAAATCCACAACCTTAAATATAAACTTGTAGTATCTTTCAGGTTGTAATCCATTAAACCAAAAGTTAAAGTAATTTGATGTAGAATCACAACTTAACTTTGTATATGTATCATCAAATGGAATAAATGTCTTATTTGTTTCAGCGTCAACTACCGAATAATATGTGGTAGTTGGAAGATACTTTATACTCTTAATGGGAGATGCCAAAGAAAAGTTTCTACTCGGATATCGCTCACGACCATATACTCTAATTTTACTTTTAGAATTTTCTTTATATTCTGATTGGAAATCTTTTACATAAACAATCAAATCAGAATTAGTTTGTGGCGATAAAGACCCCGTTGTGAATGTTGTATTGTTCCAACGAACCTCAAGATTTGGAACATAAATGGTATGGGTATCCGATGAGAAGAATTTAGCAGTTCCAAAGTTACGAGTTGAGGTTTCATCTTCTTTTGATTTTAAAATAATAAAACCATAGTTTTCACGGTGTCCTTGTAAAAAGTCATTGATATAGTCGGTCACTTCAACATTTAAATTTTGAACATACTTGTCAAAGGATTGATAGTAATAATTCCCGGTAAGAAATGATGATGTATACCAAGTACCACCTCCCGAATTAACAGAGCTTCTAGCTTCGTAGTCATTGTCCAAAACCAATGATGATGTTGGATATAGTAATGGGTCGGTTTGTAATTTAAAATTTTGAATAAAAGCATTTCCTTGACCCGAACCACTTGCGTAGTAAGACCATCTAAATGAGTATTCACCATTTTGGTCAGCGGTAAAACTTTGAGTGTATGGACCAGATTGGTTCAGTAGTTCAAATATCTCTTCACGACCATCAGGTTCAATGACTTGATATTTTAAATTATGAAGACCCGACCCGGTATTAAAGTAGAAGCTGGAGGTGTATTCAACTCCAGCATACATATCATAATTTCTATTTACCGATGCACCACCAAAGTTTGAAGCGGATAAATACAACTTGGATTCACTTACAAAAGTTGTAGGTATTTCAAAATTTGAACCACTAATTACATTATTTAAATAGTAAACCGAACTAACCCCAACAATTGCGTATGTATCCCAAATTAGAGTACCAGATGGTGGGGTGCCATAGATGTAAAAATTATCAACATATCCCACAGAACCATTTAAACCATTTCTATCAAAGAATGTTAAAGATACTTCATATGTGCCTGTGGTATTTGGTGTAAACTTTACCGATTGTGTGGAAGCGGCAACAATTGATTGTGTATAATTTGTTAAATTTGTCAAATACCCACCATTATAACCCACTCTAAAATCAACTCCACTTAATGTACTTGGATTGATTTCAAATGTAATAGTATACTCCTGTCCACCAAGTAAAGAAGCACTCAAAACAGCAGTTCCACCACCATAATTAGCACCGGAAAGTTTCATTCTCCCATTTTCAATTGAAAGTGATGGTGAGGTTCCATCGGTTCCTAAAATACTTTGAGATGGGTCTAATACAAATGGGTCAATAGATGACGCAAATGTGTAAGAAGATAATAGGTTTGCAATGGTTTCGGGATTTGTTGGTTTGTTTACAGTTTCGTTTTCAACATCCCAAGTAGAACCACTAATACGATATACCCAAGATACATCAACTTCGTTATGTGGAGTATCAGATTCCTTACCAATACCCTCTAACCATTGTTCTTTTACAGGGTAAACATACAAGGTATAATTTGAAGCGATTTCTTTTTCTTCGGTAGATTCCAAATTTAAATAATATTTGATACTACCACTAATATCACCACTTGAAATTAGACTTGAAATATTATCAAGGTCAAACTGAATCAAGACTCTACTATTACCAATTAAGGTAGATGAGTTGGTGGGGTCGTAAAACTTACCAACTTCAAGAATCTCATCCTTGCCAGTATTTTGGTTTTTACGAGCAGTATCCTCGTAAATCGTGGCGTCTTTTTTTGGATAAATTCTATAAATCATTTTCTACCTCTTAATATGTCATTGGGACTACCTTACCTTTAATATCAAGGTCAGGGTATTTAATTTCAAAAATTGATGGGTCTTTTGGTGGATATACAACTCCTTGTTTTGTTGCGTTAGAAATGCTGTATTTGTTTTCAGAATATACACCACCCCATTTATTTACAATTTGTAAACCACCCATACCATCTCTATCAGGTCGTACAACAGTTTGAACACCATCAATTCTATCTAAAAGAACATAAAGTTCTGATAACATAATTGGTTGGTTGATTTGTCGTTTATCAATGTTAAAGTAATCTTTTAATGCGTTGATACATTTTAAAAGAACTTCATTTGAGTTGTAATTTGGTAATACGATAATTTCAAACTCAATACCAACATTTACTATGTATGCGTTTTTAATGTTTACAGCATCAGTTAAGATACGATAGTAAGACAAGTAATTCTTTAAGTTTTCCTTGGTTGCTGTATTTAGGTTTTTTAATTTCTTTTCATTGTCATAACCTAACACATAAAGATTTAATGCTAGTGGATTTGCAATTGGGTCAGGTCCATCATCAAGTAAAGTTTGAACTTGCCAATCAGGCGCAAGAAACGCTTTTGCAACCGACCCAAATTGTGGTGGTAAAGCATATGCTCTTAAAACATAATCTTCTTTGGTCACCGCTCTATTTTGAGCAGCAAAGTAAGCCATTGCGTTCTGGCGAACTTGGTTGATGTCTTCTTCGTATTTAGCGCCACCAGCAGCAGACTCATTAGTCACAGCAACTGAATTTTGAACTACTTGTAAGGTTCCGGCGTTTAAAGCCGAAGTATTTTGATTTTCAAAAATGACCGTATCAATATCAGTTAAATCCCTTGATGGTACATTATCCAATACACCATTACCAATACGATATGTTACAGTTAGGGTTGTGTTGGATGGCGCTACACCATATGTTTTTGAATACATAAAGTTTGATGGGTCAATACCTTGGTCAAGGTCACCACTTGCTGGGTAAAGTGCTGAACCCACATTATCTGGGTTCGGTAAGATTTCTTCATCAGCGTTTGATGAAATACCAGCACCAAACTGAATGGTAATTGAACCGTCTTCTTCTACACGCGTTGTATATCTTTTTGGAACTTTTTTTAATCTTAAAAGATATGGGGTTTCTCCTGCGTATAAATTGTAATTCAAAGAATACGCAGATGTATTAGGAACTTGTTCAAAAATAGTGTCTTGAGCCAAATACGGAACTTTATACCAAGTATCACCATTATCATCAACAATACTTACAACATCAATTAAGTTTTCAGCCTCAATACGAATCTTGTCGTAAATCTTTGGAGAGGTAAAAGTAAAGTCTTGTGTTACAGCCTCACCACTAACAGCTTTAACATATTTTTTTAGTAAGTAATATGTTGGTTCGGATGTGGTTTCATTAATTTGATAAACCGTCACTTCGGTTGGGTCAAATGAAGATGAAAAAGCAAAATCTACTTTTTGAGTTGTTGAAAACTGAATCTCATTATTTGTAGCAGAGTTGACCTTCATACCCTCTTTGACTTTTAAAGAGTAATCAAAATTAGGACTAACATTATCACCACTACCTTGTGCTGGAACGATTTGGTAAACACTTAAAACCGTTGTAGCTGGAACATTAAGTTTGGGTGTATATCCCATTGCTTGAGAGATGAGAAATACATTACCCTTTTCTTGAGCTTGTTCAAGAATAGATTCTCTTAACTGAACATCGGTGTAATAAGAAAGAACATCACCCACATATGATGCCATTTCCATAAACATCATACCCGGAGATGATTCATTGAAATCATTGTATGTTTCGGGGAAGTAATTTTTAGCAAAGTCAATAAGGTTCTTACGGAAATCACCAAAGTCCCTACCAATTAAACTTACTTCTTTATTTACCTTATCAGCCATTTATATTCCTTAAGCAATAGTTAGACCACCCTGTTGGTCTACTTGTAATGTTATAGTTTGGTTTGCACCAGTTTCGGTTACTGTAAAATTAAGTGATATATTAACTCTATTGTAATCAGGATTAGCGTCTACAATAACATCACTTAATAAAATATAAGGTAACCAAAAATTTATATCTTCTTTGATAGATGATTTTAAATTATCTTCAATAAAACCACCCATTTGTTCAAACAAAAGAGAATAAACATCGGTTCCAAAAAGAGGTTGGAATGGTCGTTCACCCTTACGAGTTAATACCAAATTTTTTAAATTAGAAATAGCTTGTTCTTCAGTAGTGTAAGATAATTGGAAAATACCAGCACCGCCAAATGGTAATTTAACACCAACGGCAATATTCTTTTTTAAATCAATTGGATTTATTTTCCATTCCTTACGAACAGCCATTATCTACCTTTCTTGGCGTTAATCGCCTTCATCAATCCGGAGTAATCTCGTGTTAATGCATCTACAACCGCTTTACCAGCGTCGGTTTGTTGTAGTTGCTCAACAGATACCGCTCTACCTTCTGCTGTTTGTAAAACATCTGGGGTTTGATTCATACCACCCCAAGCCATTGCTTGATTTGAGTTGAAAGCACCACCAGCAGAATTAATACTTCTCCACTCACCACCATCAGCAGTTTCATTAAGTAGAGATGCAAATTTACCCTCAAATTTTGGACCAGACTTTTTCTTTGGTGTTTGAGATTCAAAAATGTGACTTACCTCTAATGGGTCAGCCTCAACCTTTGGAGTTGATTTTTGAATTGGCTTTGATTTAATTTCTTTCAAAATAGATTCACGAATGGCTTTTTCTCTCTTGGCCACTTCCTTCTTCACTTCCTCTTGGACAATGATTTGAATTGCTTTAAATAGTTTATTTGTATCCATAGTAATAAATATCAGTTTTTCATCAATTGTAGTTCGGTTGTTATTTTAACTAACTTACCGCTTATCTGAGCCGCTTTTGTGATAATAGTTGGAGCCACAGCTACTAATGTTGGAACAGGACCACCCCCATTTGCAGCACTTTGTAAAGCGGGCCCTAACTGGCTTAAAACAATGTTTATTTCCTGAACTTGTTTTTTAAGTTCATCTATTTGAGTAAACATCTTGTCCATATCAGCTTTCCAACTTGGAGTAGAAACATAAACTCCCGTTTCACCACTAATAAGAACTCCATCTTTTTTTGAGTTGATTAAAACTCGGTCAGAGTTTAATACCGCTTGTGGGTTTTGATAGATTCCACTTGGAGATACACCAACTGAAAATGGTCTTGTTTTAATTTGTAGTTTTTGCTGTGATGTTAAATACAATGATGAGTCATCACGATTTATATCTTCAACTACAAATTTATTATATCCACGAGAAAATCCAACACCATTTCTAATAATTGTAATTGGAGCTTCAGGTCGTGGTGATGTCCAACTTGGTTCAATTGTAGCACCACTTACCAAACTATTAGTTCTTTTTGTATTTCGTGGAGTATATCCAAAACGAATTGACTGAC